CCGAGCTATATCTCCCCGAGGACCACCGGTACGGTCCTAGCCGGTCCGTGTAAGGGACAACCGGAGCAGGATGAGTAGTAAAGTCGAGCAGACTCCACCGGGCCGTATGGGGGCTACTAAGCCTCGGTTACATAGTCCGTATATCAAGGGCCCTAATCGCGGCGATGAAGTTGCTGAGTTAGCTGAGAGTATTGGGCTACCGCTTTTACCGTGGCAAGATTTTGTAATACGTGACATGACCTCTATAGACGAGGCCGGGATGTTTATAAGAAAAACTAATCTTGTACTTTGTGCACGGCAACAAGGTAAAACGCATCTTGCTCGTATGATGATGCTCGCGCATTTATATCTATTCGAGTCCAAAAACGTGATTATTATGAGCTCTAATAGATCGATGGCCTTGGACACCTTTAGGCAAGTGGCCTACGCGATAGAGGGCTCTAGCGAGCTTAGCCAAGCGGTCCGACAAATACGGTTTGCTAACGGTACCGAGTCTATCGAGATGAAAAACGGCGCTCGCCTCGATGTTGTAGCTGCTACCCGAGACGGCTCTCGTGGACGTACGGCAGACCTGCTCTATATCGATGAGGTACGCGAAATCTCGGAGGAGGGCTTTAGAGCTGCAACCCCTACTACCCGCGCACGAGCTAACGCGCAGACACTTTTAACAAGCAACGCCGGCGATAGTTTTAGTACCGTGCTTAATGATCTAGTCGAGAGGGCCAAGTCTTTCCCGCCTAAAACCTTTGGTTACTACGAATATAGCGCTCCACCTTTTGCCAAGATAACCGATCGCGATGCGTGGGCCATGGCAAACCCGGCACTCGGGTACACCGTTACCGAGCAAGCCTTAGAGGAAGCCGTAGCTACTCAACCCGTAGAGACGACTAAGACCGAGATGTTATGTCAATGGATCTCATCGACGGCAAGCCCTTGGCCGCATATGGCGGTAGAGGATGCAAGCGATGTAACCCTCAATATGTCACCGGGACCGCTTACTATTTTTGCCTTTGACGTTGCACCGTCGAGGCGTGATGGATCTTTAGTCATGGGCCAAGTCCTACCGGATGGCCGTATCGGTGTCGCCGTCCTTGAGGTATTTCACTCGGATGTATCCATCGACGAGCTTTATATGGCCGATCATATTGCCAAATGGTGCAAAGAGTATTATCCGCGTACGGTCTGCTACGACAAGTACACCACGGCAACTATCGCTAAACGCCTTGAGATTAACGGCATCCAAATTACCGACATATCCGGCCAAAAGGGATACCAAGCAAGCGGGGATCTTTACGAGGCTCTAGCTAACAAAAGGCTCGTGCACTCGGGGCAAGATTTACTCGTTTCCCATTTTGCGAATTGCGCGGCAAAAGAGTCCGATAGCTCGTGGCGTATCGTAAGGCGTAAATCGGCCGGCCCCGTTGATATTGCGATTGGCGTAAGTATGGTCGTCCATATCCTTAATCAACCTTTTGGCGAGGCTAAAGTTTATATGTAGACACGCCGGCTAAAACCTGATTTTATGCTTGACATTTTGGGAAAATCGCTCCATGGGATTACTCCAAACTCTAGGTTTTAAGTCAGCTGAAAAGCCGGCTATCGAGGCGCAATATGCACCCGCCGTAATGGATACTACTTACGGTTATGGATCATTTAATACTAATAGCGCTTACGGATATAACGGTATTGGTATTGATCGTAATTTTGCTTTACAGGTAGCAAGCGTTGCACGTTGCCGTAATTTAATCGCCGGTGTTATTTCATCTATTGATTTATCACTTTATAAAAAATCTACCGGCGAGAAATTAGGATCTCCGGTTTGGTTAGAGCAACCTGATATACGCCAACCTCGCAGCGTAACTATTAGCGCTACCGTCGATAGTTTAATTTTTTACTCGGTCGCATATTGGCGCGTTACATCTTTGTACGCGGACGACGGACGGCCTAGTGGGTTTGAGTGGGTAGCTAATAATCGAGTTACATATACGACTAATAAATACGGTACCGAAGTACAAGATTATTTTGTCGATGGTGAGCTAGTACCTATGGGAGGTATCGGCTCTCTCGTTACTTTCCAATCTTTGCTACCTGGTGTATTGCAGAGTGCTAGTACAACTATCCGCGCAGCTTATGACATACAAAAAGCAAGCGCGGTAAGTGCAGCTACACCTATGGCAACTACAGTATTAAAAAATAACGGTGCCGATCTACCGGAGTCTCAGATCCAAGGCATCCTCGCAGGATGGAAAGCCGCTCGCCAAAATCGCTCTACCGCTTACTTAACGTCTACGTTATCCGTAGAAAATATCGGTTTTAGTCCTAAAGACATGATGTATAACGAAGCATCTCAATATTTAGCAACAGAGATCGCTCGCGCTATGAACGTACCGGCGTACATGATCTCCGCAGACATGAATAACTCAATGACGTATCAAAATATTATTGATGGTCGTAAAGAGTTTGTAGCTTATTCTCTGCAGCCTTACATATCGGCTATTGAGGATCGTCTCTCGATGAACGACATAACAAACGCATCTAATGAGGTCCGCTTTGCCGTCGATGACTCTTTCCTCCGCGTAGATGCTAAAGATCGCTTAGATATTATCGAAAAGATGCTTAATCTAGATTTAATCGATGTAAACCAAGCTCGACAAATGGAGCAACTAACACCGCTAGGAGATACAAGTGCTACTAACGTTTAGCCAAGAAATTCAAGCCGCAGATACAGAGCGGCGCATCGTATCCGGACTCGTTGCACCATATGGCGAAGTCGGTTACACATCCGCGGGCCCGGTAGTTTTCGAGCGCGGATCTATCGCTATACCGGATGCAAGTAAAATAAAATTACTATCGCAGCATCAACAAGATAAGCCCGTAGGCCGCGCTATTTCCTTTAGCGACTCAACCGAGGGCGTGTACGGATCGTTTAAGCTTTCGAGTAGCACTCGAGGACAAGATGCGCTCGTATTAGCTCAGGAAAACCTAGTATCCGGCTTATCCGTAGGGGTCGATGTAACGGCCTCTAAGCCTATGGGGGAATACCTGCTCGTGACGGCCGCGGTCCTCAAAGAGGTCAGCCTTGTCGAAACGGCGGCCTTTAGTAGCGCATCCGTCGATGAGATTATGGCGGCGCGTGCTGCTATCGAAGCTGCATCAAGCACTAGCGTAAAGAGAAAAGAAACTAATATTTCTACGACTATCGTAGAGATCGAAACAGAAACAGAAACAGAAACAGAAATGGAGGAGGCCGTGACTACAGCCCCTGAAAATACACCGGAGGAAACCCTGGTAGATGCACCGGTCGAGGCTGAAAAGGTCGAGGCTGCTCGTAAGATTATCCGTCCATCCGTACTCGACTCTCAGCGAGTCCGTACACCTATTACATCGATGGCATCATATACAGAGCACAAAATCAAAGCTGCTCTAGGCGATGACACATCAAAGCTTTACGTAACCGCAGCGGATGACTCATTTACTACTAACCCTGCATTTAATCCAACACAGTATCTAACAGAGTTTGTATCTAATACTAACTTTGATACACCGATGATTAATGCCCTTTCACAGGGGTCCTTGCCTAACTCAGGTATGACAATTTCGATTCCATCACTCGTTACCTCAGCTGGTGGCGGTAATGGTGTTGCACCTGTCGTAACAGTAGAGGCAGAAGCCGGAGCCGTACAAAATACAGGTATGGTTACAGAGTATCTAACAGGTACAGTTAAGAAGTACGCGGGTATGAATACGCTCTCCGTAGAATTGCTAGAGCGCTCAGATCCTAATTTCTATGCTGAGCTAACTAATCAGCTGCAACGCGCTTACTCACTAGCTACAGATGCTGCGGTAATCGCAGACGTAGTAGCCGGCGGCGTACAGGGCACCGCGGTAGCTGCAACTAGCGCAGGTATCATCTCTTACGTATCTACAGAGTCAGCGAATATCTACAAGAATACAAGCTACTTTGCTAAGAATTACGTAGCTGGTCCGTCACAATGGAGCCTACTAATGGGCGCTACAGACTCAACAGGGCGACCAATTTACAACGCATCCGCACCTATGAATAGCGGCGGTCTATCTACACCTACATCTATCCGCGGCAACGTCCTCGGCTTGGATCTATATGTAGATCATCAAATGGTAGCTACAACTATCGACGACTCAGCGTTTATTGTTGCACCTGAGGCGATGACAGTTTATCGCTCACCACAGGCATACATGAGCGTAAACGTCGTATCTAATCTACAGGTACAGATCGCGATTTACGGCTTTATGGCGACTATCGTAAAGATGCCTAAGGGCCTCGTACGTTACAACCTAACCTGAGATAAACCCTAGTAGTCGGTAGGGCTCTTAGCCCTTTGAGCCCTACCGGCCTTTAACTTTGAGAGGAGCAAACAATGCCGGCGACGTATGTAACGGAGCAAGAGCTACGCGATAATCTAGGTATCCAAGATTTATACCCGGATAGTGTCGTCGAGGAAGTTTGTCAAACCGCTCAAGATTTACTTAATCAGTTTTTATGGTTTGCATCCGCTCCGGTAGTAGGCACGACTCTACAAAATAACGTAGCTACCGTAATGATCGCTAACCCTGCAATATTTACTACAGGGCAAAGCGTAACCTTGAGTGGATGCGGCTCAACCTTTAACGGCACCTACACCATCACCGGGACAATGCCTTGGAGCGCCGGGACTACTAACCTGATCCCGTCGATCGTATGGAATAACTACGCATGGAATTGGCCTCAGGGTTATAGCTTTATCCAATTTACCAAGGTCGCCTCTAACGTTAATTTTTCTCGTGTCCTACCTTATGGCCAAGCTATAGGCGCAGATACAAAAACTCAAGCTTACGCATCGACTCCGGCCGTACGTGAGGCCGCGATGATCCTTGCCGTGGATATTTGGCAAGCTCGCCAAGTATCGCAAACCGGAGGCGTATCCATCGACGGCTTTAGTCCAAGCCCCTACAGGATGGGTAATAGCATGATCGGCAAAATCCGCGGGCTTATCGCCGGTTATCAAAATCCTCTGAGCATGATCGGGTAGCCATGACCGCGCCTATTACTACTTTAAGAGCCTCCGTAGCGGCAGCTTTAGCTAACGCTAACGTGTGGAATACCTATAGCTTTCCGCCTCCGACAATTACCGCTAATAGCGTAATTGTGGCACCGGCGGATCCTTACCTCACTCCGAATAATAACGAGTATGTAACGATCTCGCCTATGGCTAATCTAAAAGTAATTTTGACGACTCAGCTTTACGATAATCAAGGGAATTTACAAGGCATAGAGACGATGTTAGTAGCGGTGTTTAATAAACTAGCTGCATCATCGATCGTTATGAATATTGGCAGCGTTAGCGCGCCGAGTGTTTTATCCGTACAAAGCGGAGACCTTTTAACAGTAGATATAAATATCTCAATACTTAGCAGCTGGGAGTAACTAAATGCCATATACAGAGGATGATCTAAAGTTTTTGCGAAAGATTGGGCAGATCGTAGATGAGCCTGCACCGGTTAAAGTAGCAAAAGTTAAAATCGAAACAACACCTACAACCGAAAGCGAGGAATAGGCCATGGCCATATTCTTAAGTAATGGAGTGGTCGTAACCCTTAACTCGGTCGATCTCTCAGATCACGTAACAAGCGCAACTATTAACCGCGTATTTGAGGAGCTTGAGGTAACAGCCATGGGCGACTCCGCAAGACGTTTTACTAAGGGCCTAGAGACCTCAACTATTACGCTGGACCTGCTAAACGACACGGCTACCGGTGAAGTCCTACAGACTTTGCAAGCGGCTTGGGGTACGACAGTACCTATTACTCTAAAGCAGACTAGCGCAGCGATCTCAGCTACTAACCCTGAGTATCAAACTACTATCCTAGTTAATAACACTACAGATATTAACGGCGCGGTAGGCGACATCTCTACACAGAGCATTACGTTTACCTGTAACTCACCTATCGTAGTAGACATCACCGTATAACTAAAAAGAAAAGGGGCACACAATGGCACGACTCAAAATAACAAGGGCTACCGGAGAAGTTACTGAGCATCAGATAACGCCACGGATCGAGTATGCCTTTGAGCTCTATGCAAAAAAAGGCTTTCATAAAGCCTTTAGAGATGACGAGAAACAAAGCGATCTCTACTTTTTGGCGCATGAGTGCATACGCACTAGCGGAGAAACAGTAAAACCTTTTGGCGCTGAGTTTCTTGATACATTAGCAAAAGTCGAGGTATTAGACGACGAGCCTTTAAGCTAGGGCGGGACTCTCTAACCCATTTGGTAGCGCAACTATCAATACGGTTAGGGATCCCGCCTCAAGCGGTACTCGATCTCGATGTAGAGATGTTTAAGATGTTAGTAAAGGTATTAAACGAGCAAGCGGAGGAGGCTAGCAAAAATGCCGGTAGCTATAAAAGGCGTACGCGAAACCGTTAAAGCTCTCCGTAGACTCGATCCTGAGATGTTAAAAGAAATGAACGCCGAGGTACGTGCGGCTATGTTACCTATCCGGGACAAGGCACGAGGTTACGCTCCAAGCCCTCAGCCCGATAATCTTTATATGTGGCGAGAGGGTAGCGTGGGCAAAAAGATAACCGCACGTAACTCGATGTTTAGGACTTTTAATACCGAGGGCCGTCTACGTATGTTTCCACTTTACGACGTAGAGACCGTAAAAAAAGGTATTTATTACTCTCAGGCTCCAAGCAAAAAAAACCGTAACGGATGGCAAGCTCTTTACTTTATAGCTAATAAGTCTGCCGCCGGATCTATTTATGAAACCTCCGGCCGTAAAAACCCCGGCGGTGATCCTAATAGCCGCTCTAATAACCCGGGAGCCGGTGCTCATTTTATTAGCCGCATGGGTCCACTTTACGGAGACAAGCAAGCCGAGCGCGGGCGTATGATTTATCGCGCTTGGAAAGAGGACGAGGGCAAGGCTCAAGATGCCGTATATAGAGCTATTGAGAAAACCGTAGATAACTTTAATAATGGCCGTTACGGTATGGCCACTTACGCATTGGCCGCATAATGGCGATGCCTAACTTAATCGTATCCGCCGTAGCCGAGTGGAACGGAAAAGCGTTATCAAAAGGCTCTAGTCAAATCAAAGGTTTTGAGAAAACCGTAAAAGGTTTAGGTCGTACCCTTGGCGTTACTTTTAGCGCTGCGGCCCTTTTGGGTTATTCTAAAAAAGCGGTAGCAGCTTACGGCGAGCAGATCGCAGAGGCTAAGCGCCTCGATACCGCTTTACGTAATTTAGGTTTTAATTTTGCCACCGCTGAGGCAGAGGGCTACATCGATGCCGTAGAAAAGGCGACCGGTGTTAATCGAGACGTACTTCAACCCTCATTTATCCAACTAGCTCAGGTAACTAGATCCACCACTATCGCTCAATCGATGCTTAACACCGCACTCGATGTAAGTGCTGGTACGGGTATGGATCTAGTCTCAGCTACCAAAATCTTAAGTCAGGCATACGTAGGCAACCTTAAGGGCCTTAAGCAACTTAATTTAGGTTTAACTCAAGCTGAATTAGCTAGTAAGTCATACCTTGAGATCGAAAAACTTATTGCCGCTCAATATGCCGGCCAATCAAAAAACGCGGCAGACTCTTACGCCGGATCGGTAGCTCGTCTCAAAATTGCAGCTGAGCAAGCAAGCGAGCAGATCGGCGGAGCCCTTGTAACCTCCCTTGGTACATCTGCCGGAGGCATGGATAAACTTATCGCCAAGGTCGATGGTGCTGCGGACTCCATCTCAGGACTTATTACTAACACGGCATACCTAGCTAAAGAGCTTGGTAATTTATTCTCTAGTATCCCGGGCGCAGGTGTTTTAGAGGATGCTGGTAGAGCGCTGAAGAATTATCTCGGTAGGTTTTCGATCGGTGCTTTACGCGCAAACGTAGATAAAGTTTTAGGCCGCCAAGGTGGTTTTCCTCAAGGACTACCCGAAAACTTTAAAAATTTTCAGGCTCAAACCGAAAAGACCAAGATGGATAAAGAGGCGCTTAAGCGCCAAAAGGAGTTAATCGCTCTACAGAAAAGAGCGCAACTCGCAGAGAAAAATAAACTTTCGTTATCAAAGGCTGCGGCCGTATTTGATAGTCAGCGCATCTCTATTGCCGCAGCTCTACGGGCTACCTATGACAAAGAGACGATCCTACGCCTCGAAGCTTTACAGGCTATCGAGGAGGATAACGGCGACCTAGCTTTACGTAAGATCGGTGAGCTCGCAGCGTTTCAGAAAAACGCAGACCTAGCCAAGTTAGCCGGTATCAAAGAGATCAGCGAGACGACTCTTAGCGCTCTTAACACTCAACTACTCGCAGAGCTTAAGATTATTAACGATAGCAAGATGGCCGAGGGCGATAAAGAGCTCGCACGTGAGGAGGCGTTTAAGAAGTATAACGCCGCACTCGTAGCAGCTGGGCAACTAGCAGCTAAAGAGCAATACTCCGAGCGCGTACAGATCCAATTAACCGAGATCGCTCGCCTTGCATCCTTAAGTAACTCCGTAAGTGCCACTAAAACGGCAACGCTATTACGTGAGTCTGCCGAGCTATCGATGATCGATCGCGTGGCACGTGCACAAAAGGCCGCAGACGATGCCCGACTTAAGGCGCTACAAGATTACATAAACCTATTAAGCAAGGTAGGTACGGGGTCAGTTAGTAGCGGACTTACTAATATAGGCGGTACAAACTTTGTTACAGGCCCGGTTATATCTACTACCGCTATCCTCGATACAGTAGCTAAGACCGCTGCGGCGACCGCCAAACTAGGCGGCGATATCAGCGCTACCGAGTTTTATAATAGCCTTACTCCAAATCAACAAAATAACCTTGGCGGCTATAGCCCTACGATGAATTACGGAAGCGGATATCCTCAAACGTATAACATCAATATTAACGCCGGTGTAATTGCCCAACAAGATGAATTTACGGGTTTAGTACAAGATACGATACAAGCACTTTACCGAGGCGGAGATCCGCTTAATACGGCGGGCGCATTATGACCGTACCTACCATTAACGCGGTTATTAATTTTTCTACCGGGCCGGCTTTTGCTCAAGCTATGATCCTTGGCGCGGGTCAATTAGGTACAAATATCCTTGCAGACTCAGAAGCCTTAATCGTCGATGTATCTAGCCAAGTAGACGGCGTTACGACAATGAGAGGCCGTAACGCTCAAGCGGACGTATTTCAGACGGGTACTCTTACTTTGCGTATCGTCGATCAAAATGGCGACTTTAACCCTCAAAATCCCGCCGGGCCTTATTACGGCTTACTTACGCCTCTACGTAAGGTACAGATTACGGGTACTTATAACGGCGTTGAGTATCCCATGTTTAGCGGCTTTATTACTAGCTATACAACTACTACGCCTAAGATGGCCACGGATGTAGTTTATACAACGATTACCGCCGTAGATGCTTTTAGACTCTTCCAAAATAGCCAAATCTCGACGGTGACACTAGCTGAGGCAGGCGATCTACCGGGCGAGCGCGTAAACGCTATCCTCGATGAGATCGCTTGGCCTGCATCAATGCGCGAGATCCAATACGGCGATACCGTTTTCCAAGCCGATCCGGGCACGCCTCGCACGGCTCTAGCTGCGCTGCAAACCGCGACTATCTCAGAATACGGGGCTTTATACATCAATGCTCGAGGATCCGTAGAGCTGCACGATCGCGCCTTTTGTATCGAGTCTCAAACTTTCCCGGTAACTAAATTTAATGACGATGGCACGGACGTAAATTACTTTAACGCCGTATGGCGCTTAGATGATACTCAGGTTTATAACTCTGCCTCTATTACCAAAATCGGCGGTACGGCTCAGCTCGCTCAAGATGATGTCTCCATCGAGCAATACTTTGTACACTCATATAATCAGCAAAATCTAGTAATGGATACAAACCAAGCCGCGCTCGATTATGCTCGGGCTTATGTAGCTAGCCGTAAAGATACGCAAACTCGATGCGATGCGGTAGAGCTTGATCTATATATGGATGATTATGAGGATGGCATCTTGGCCGCTCTTAGTTTAGATTTTTTTGATCCGGTAGAGGTTACGACTAATCAGCCTGGTAACTCGACTCTGCAACAGACTTTACAAGTATTTGGCGTAACGCACCGAGTAACGCCTAACTCATGGAAAACGACATTTACAACACTAGAGCCGATTATCGACGGCTTTATATTAGACTCATCACTATACGGAGTGCTCGATAGCTCCGTGCTTGCATACTAGGAGGAAATGATGGCAGCTGGTCTAGGTTTTAAGACCTTTACAACCGGTGAGGTATTAACGGCCGGCGATGTAAACGGCTACCTCATGCAAGGCATCAATGTATTTACAAACGCTACAGCTCGAGATGCGGCTAT